GTAGTTTACCAATATGTATTTTTGGTATTTTCTTACAAATAGTTTGTTCCGATTCTAGCTTCGGACCATTTCTTACGATATATTTAATATTCATATCAAGAGTCATGTTTGAAGCATATGTAAAATTGCGAAGTCTTGCTTCCTGAGGAAACATTAATTTAGTAGCTCCATTATTCTCGTGTATCTGAGCACGCTGAATACTAAAGTCTTCAAATGTAATAAATATTTCCAATGAATACTTATTTACCTCTCTAACGTAATCATGCTCTGACTTAATATGAACTGGATTAAACATAGATATTGTTTTAGGTATTTGTATCTGAACAAAATTATTATAGGATTCTAATTGATGTCTTACTGCTTGCTGAAGATGGGCCCCATCAAAATACGATTCAATCACTTTCCATGCTTCTTCACCATATTTATTCGCATCAATCGAAATATCCTTCTGGGTTGCCATTTTTTTATATGACATGTGTGGTAATAAATAAATCAATTTATTTTTAAATTAATTTATTATATGTTTAAATATTGAAAAATTTTTTTATTAATATTATACTTATGGCCCAGAAAACTATAAAACTTAATCCAGAATATTTATCATTAAATGGGCGTAAAACTGATAATAAATCTGGAAAAACAAAAAAAGTTAAACCTAAAACTGTGGTAAAACCAAATAAATTACGAAAAGAACTTTTAACACGTATCAAAAATCATCAACATAAAGCGGACGTAGAAAGTAAAAAAGATAATAATTTAGATAAAAGTAAAGATGAAGATGTTTATAAATTTGACAATGAATTCACTAAATCAATGGATTATTTGGAAGAATTATCTAAAAGTAAAAAAGCCGAAAAACAAAAACAGAAACAGGCAAAAAAAACACGCAAAAATTTACAAGAGGGTCAAAAACCAGCAATATTTGTTAATACATCATTACCCGAAGAAATGAAAGACATTACTCAAAGCGTTGTTGCTCCAAATCTTAATAGTGTACCAAATCTTAATAATGCTAAAAATATTATTACCGAAAATGTAAATCCTAATACTATAAGTAATGTAGTAAATAATGTAGTAAATAGCGAACTTTCAAAACCAATTATATTACCAGGTTCTATGCCATTAGACGAACAACCTGCATATAGTTGTTTAAAAAATGGGTCACGACCAACTTATCGACAAATGTTTACACGAAAAGCAGGTGTTTCGATGGATAAGCCTTCTGAACCAATCAAAATCGAAACAAATAACACTATTCCACCTCCTGCTCCTGTTCTTGTTCCTGAGAGAAAACAAAAATTACAAGAACTTAAAAAGAAATATAAAAAGGAAATAAAACCAGTAAGACAAAGAAAAAGCAAAACTATCCGTTTCAATCTAGGTAAAAAAGATAATAATGTATCTGTTTTAATTAAAAATAATGATACGCGTAGAAAAGTAAAAAAAGCGTATGGTGATTTAAAAAAAAACACTATTCCAGAAATCAAAAAATATTTAAAAGAGCATAATTTACTAAAAGTAGGTAGCGAAGCACCAAATGATGTATTGCGCAAATTATATGAACAAACCAGATTAACAGGAGAAATAAATAATATTAATAGTGATAACTTACTTCATAACTATTTATCAAATTAACATAAAGAAATAAAGGCTATTATTTATAGTTATGTTATTTAATAAAGTTTTTCGGTTTATGTCAGTCATATTACTATTTACAAATGTAAATGGGTGGCGTGAACAACAAAAACATCGTAGTTCTCAACATCGTAGTTCTCAACATCGTAGTTCTCAACATCGTAGTTCTCTAAAACCGGAACCATTTAAGCATATTAATTTATCGCGCCTTCGTAACATTGATTTTCAAAAAATTTCTTCCCATTTTAATTCGAGTGTTCCCGCCGCTACACTTGGCATAGCAATGGCTTCGTGGTCTATCAATACCATCCTTTTTCATACTGTTAAAACGATTACTTATGTTTTCGACGGCAAAAAGAAGGTGCATATAGAAAAAAAACCTATCGTAAATAACACAGAAACTTCTGACAAAAACAATAAACCATTAACAGAAGAAGAAGTTCTCAAGTGTCAAGAGGACTGGTCTAATGCAATTGAAATTATTTCAGCAGCATATTTACATGGTGGAGATTTTGTAGATGCAGCAATTAAAACCGCTGGTGATTTATATGGTTATGAACACCACGAAGTATTATTTAAACCAACCAAAGCAACTAATCATCCGTTTCGTGCAACAGGCGAGGAAGCCATGTCGTATTTTGTAGGCGCCGAAAATTTTATAAATGCGGATAAATTTAAGGGCGAAGATGCTGGTTTTGCTATAAATGGTGGAAAAGGGTGGAAAAAAGTAGTTTTTGACAATCATAAAATAACTTTTGACGGAACAACTGCGCTTGCTATGGGTTCTTACTATTTTACGTGTGCAACTACCGGAGAGGTTACAATTGCCGATTTCACTTTTGGATACAAACGTTGTGTAGATGGAAAACCGCGTATCTTCCTTCATCATTCTAGCGTTCCATATCGTGGAAATCAGCCTCAAACGGAAAGAAAGGAACCATTCCTGTCTACTCAACCACCACAAGTATCCACTCATATTCATATTCATACCACAACCAATGATATGGACGCATCAAATCACACATCTGAGAATCACATTCAGTATCTAGTTAAATAAGAATTATCTACAAATATGTAACCTAGTAAATATTTTAAAATAATATAAAGATTTTAACACCTTATATTATTAATGGCTTCTATATATAAAGAATATTTCACTTACTGTAAAAAATGGAAAAATGTTTACGGAGAGAAAACACTTGTTTTGATACAATTAGGCAAATTTTACGAAATATATGCATTAAAGGACGACGATGGCAACATTCACGAAAACGATATGGACGCCATCGAAAGGATGAGTTTTTTAACTATTGCCGACAAAAAATATAAATACGAAAATATGAATGTACTGCAAGCCGGATTTAACATTACATGTTTTGACAAATTTATTAAAATTTTCCAGGAGAATGATTATACTACGGTTATTTATGAACAAGATTCAGTGGGTAAGAACACTACTCGTAGTTTATCTGAAATAATCTCTCCAGGAACTTATATTGAAGATGATACTACTTCTATTTCAAATGTAACACTTTGTATTTGGATTGAAAAAACTAAAGCACGAAAAAAAATGAAAGAATCGCTCACTTTCGGAGTTGCATCTCTCGACATTTTCACCGGTATTACCACGCTTTTTGAAACGACAATTGACTACAACCATAGTCCTAATTCATATGATCAACTAGAACAATTGATTTCGGTATATAATCCGAAAGAAACCATCATTATATCTAATTTAGATACTAATATTATTCACGATATTAAGATGTATATTGGTCTAGATAATCGCAAATGTTACGTAGTTGAACACACAAAAGAAGATTGTCTGCTGTCAAAATATGTTGTTAATTCGTTCAAACAAAACTACCAATTGGAAACATTATTAAAATATTATCCTAATGTTTCTCAAGATGTGATTGAATCAGAACTTATTTTTGGATTTGGAATAGCCCTACAATCCTTTATAGTTCTCCTTGATTACATGTATGAACATAACTGTGATTTTATCAAAAATCTATATTATCCAGAGTTTACTCATAACAAAAATAAATTAATTTTAGCTAATTATTCTCTCAAACAATTAAATATAATCGACGATAACAGACACAATGGAAAATTAAAATCAGTAGGAAACTTTCTTAACAATTGCCTAACCTGTATGGGAAAACGAAAATTCTTGTACGATTTACATAATCCTTCCACAAACCCGGAAATATTGAATTTGTCCTATGAACTAACCAATAGCGTGTTACAAGACGACGAATTTAATCATTATCGGAAAAAAATTAGAAATATTATTGATCTAGATAAATTCAAACGTTTGTTGTTAATGAATAAAATAACACCTAAAAAATTAGCAAAAATACACTCAAATTTATTAAACGTGGTCGAATTGGCTAAATATACCAATAAAAGTAATGAATTTATCCACAATAATTTAATTAAAACTATTAATCATGGTAATAATGATCCAGAAGAAAATGCCCAAATCATTATAAACGAATTGGAAAATACACTTGATTTAAATCTTTGTGCAAATATTAGCGATACTTCTCAGGAATATTTATCCCTATTAGATATTGAAAATCTTTATTTTATCAAACCTGGTAAATCTAAAGAAATAGATACATTATTAAATGAATATTCAAAACAATTAGACCTTCGTATCCAGATTCAAACTCAGCTTTCCAATATTATTTGTAGTGCTGAAAAGAAGAGCATTGTTAATGACTATGTGAAATGTAGCAACTCATCAAAATCAGACAGCGAACTATATGCCACGGATAGAAGATGCAAACTACTGACCAACTATATAAAAAACTTGCGACCTGAAAACAAGGTAGTCAAAATAGTATACAGTGGAAATGATGGTGTTAAAGAGGATTATTTATTACATATGGAAGATATAATGATTAAGAACAAAGGAAACAGTAAACAGGAGCGAATTATTACTAGTCCTCAAATAAAAGATATTATGAACAATATTCAGAAAAACTTATCTAAATTAATTGATAACGTAATTATATTTTATAAAAACTTTATTGTAAATCTTACCAGCTTCATCGAGCCCCTCGACGTTGTCATTGCTTACGTTTCGAATATTGACGTTCTTCAAAACAAGGCTTACGTTGCCCATAAATATAATTATTGTCGTCCCACTATCGATTGTGATAATTCTAGTAAATCATACGTTAATGCTTCAAAGTTACGACATCCACTCATCGAACATTTACAACAAAACGAAATATATGTCACCAATGACATTGAAATTGGTATTAATGATTTTGATGGTCTATTATTATATGGCACAAACGCAGTTGGTAAAACTAGCTTCATCCGAGCAATAGGAATCGCGATTATAATGGCCCAGGCTGGTTTATATGTTCCTTGTAGTTCATTTATTTATAGACCATACGAATACATTTTTACACGAATATTGGGAAACGATAATTTATTTAAAAATCTCTCTACGTTTGCCGTGGAAATGTGCGAATTGCGAACCATCTTAAAGAATTCGAATGAAAATAGTCTTATATTGGGTGATGAATTATGTTCTGGTACAGAGAGCAGTTCGGCACTTAGTATATTTACGGCTGGACTGCAAAGTCTCCACAAAAAAAAGAGCACATTCTTATTTGCCACACACTTTCACGAAGTAGTAAAATACGAAGAGATTAAAGCATTAAATCGTATTCGTATGATGCATATGGAAGTTATTTATGATGAGGCAAATGACTGTCTGGTATATAATCGTAAACTAAAAGAAGGCCCAGGTAATTCCATGTATGGATTAGAAGTTTGTAAATCACTAGGTTTACCCGATGAATTCTTAAACGAGGCACTGAGTATTCGTCTTAAATATAGCGTTGAAGATAGTGGAATTCTTTCTCACAAACAATCGCATTATAATGCCAAAAAAATAAAAGGTATATGTGAGATATGCAAAGAACTAATAGGTGATGATATACATCATTTACAATATCAAAATCGTGCTAATGATACAAATAATTATATAGATGATTTTAATAAAAATCATAAAGCCAACCTAGTTAATATATGTAATAGTTGCCATGATAATATTCATAAAGATAATACTCAGTATAAAAAAACAAAGACCACCAAAGGTTATAGACTTGAAGAAATAAGTTAGATGTCAATATAATTAAAAAATAAAATATTATTAAAAAAAATAATATTTTAGTTCCTTTTATATTTAATAGTTTATTTTAAAACTTATTAACTAAGTTCCTCTTCCTCTTCTTCGTTATCTAGTTCTGATTCATCTAATATCTTTACGTGTTGCCATACAACTGTATTATTTTTCCGTTTGCTTTTACCATACTTGGCATCCATGAAATCATTTAATTCTTTACCCTTTGGTAAATTACCGCGACCATAATTCGATTCATACCACTCTTTGAATTTGTTTTGTAACACCGATTTCTTAATACATTCATTCTTCTCACGAACAATAATTTCCTTATCGAACTCAGTCAAATAATCCTGTCCTTCTCTGTAACTATCACTGCTATTCATGACAATATCACAATCAGATACATTTCCGTTTTTCTCATAAGATATTTTAACTAGCATCGACATCAAAACAGGAGCCCACTTATTAAATTTAGTATCAATATTCTTATCAATCGGATACTGATAAGGAAACGACTCTTTTGGAAACTTATCTTCATCGTTATACGGTTTATCAAGAAACTTCGACATGAAATCACATACACGAATACGTCGCCACGTGCCATCATCGTTGCTCTTAATATCAAACAATGTGTTTGTACACACAACCAGCTTAAACTGAGGAATAAATGTAATCGTATCTTTAAACAACGCACGTCCTTGAATAGGGTCACCGCCAGTAATCTCCTTCATAATACCCTCATTAATTTTATCACCTTTCGAAGGCTCCTGCATCACAGCATACCGAGTTCCTTTCAATTGGACCACCTCTGATGAAGTGCTACCAATACTATTACGTTTCTGAGTGATTAGCGTAATCGGAATCGTGCCTTTGTAATCACCCAATACTTTTGACATTAAATCGACCAACTTCGATTTACCATTTCTACCCGAACCAGTATAAATATTAAAGGTTTGGTTGTCGTTTGTTCCCAGACAACACGAGGCCAAATGCTCCCACATATAACGTCGCAAATCAGGATTAGGAAACAATTGATTGAAGAAATCGGTAATTTCCTGCATTATATCATAGTTCTTTGTTTCATCATATTCCACATAATCAATGTTTGTGCATTTTGACAAATAATCTTCAGGAAGACCCTTACGATGTGTCTTCTTCTTGAAATCAACCACACAGTTCTTAAAGCATAGTAAATATGGATTTTGGTCCAATTTATTCATAAATTCACCATCGTAAAACATACTTGCACATTCCTTCATAATATTTTCTTTCCAGCTTGATTTTCGCAAATATGTAGTAATATCACACAACCTATTGATTTGTTTTTTTTTACTATTATAAGCACCCTCATCGCTTTGATCCATATTATTCAAACTGTGAACTCGTTCCGTAATAATCTTCTGATAGACCGAATGTAAATGAGTCGACAATAGTTCTCGTAATGAATAGCCTGAATCATTTTCAAACCATCGTTGATCTTTATATTGATACCAACATTTTTGTTTAATGCTTACACAAACAAATGTATCCTTATATAATTTTTTTGCAACACAGGCAATTTCATACTCAGTAGCACCTCTGTCAATATGGTCAGGATCCAATGAAATTGTGTCATCAATTAATTTTTTAACCGAATATTCATTGATTTCGTCATATCTTGTCTTATTATCCTCTCTACACCAATAACGAATCGATTGTTCGGTCAATCCTTCGGTATTATTTGATGATGTAAATTTTTCCCATTCGTCCCAAAGAGAATCCACATTATTCCAATCAAAGTCGTCATTAGCTCCACGCAGCGTATTACGACAATTTTCTTGACTACTAAAACGCAACCATATCAAAAATCCTGTTCGGTTCTGTTTGGAAGGAACCGAATTTGAAATTGCCCATCCCACACGAATCCATTTACTAAAACTACCTGGACCATAATATTGGTTCGGTAATGCCATCGTAAAATCGTGGATTTCTTTTATACTAATATCGGTATCAGGGTCCTCTAATATGTCTTCGAGTAAATCGTCCAGTGTTTGTTGATTTTTAATATCATTTACACGTAACGTTTCGACCGATATTGATTTACGAAGCGGTTTACTCACCGTTTTCTTATTTTTGGATAAATTGTTTTTATTGTTTTCGATTATATCTATCATGCTATCATGAACTTTATATTCAGGATAAGAGGTGCAACGCGCCGACAATTTATATAATTTTTCGGATATATCAAAATTGTTAATATTTTCTTCGTTTGATGAC